TTCCTATCAAAAATATTACATTCAATAACACAAATAAAAATGTAACCGTAGAATTAGACGTTAACTATAGTTTTGGTCAAGTATTTCCATTTAATGTAGGCGACAGAGTTTTAGTTGAAAGTGTTAGTGTTGGAACTGCAGTAACTTCAAAGGGATATAACTCTAAAAATTATAATTATGCTTTATTTACTTTGACTTCAGCAAATCCACAATATGGTGGTTCTGGTGCAAATATTGTTTATAGTCTTTCAAATTACTTGTCAAGTTCAGAATCCCCCGGAACTTTTGATATTGAAAATTCCGCAGGTATTGTTGTTCCAGAAAAATATTTCCCAATATTTGATCCTGTTTTAGAAAAATATAAATTCTTTAAAGGGGAAAAAGTAAACTCTAATTCTTCTAGTGGAATAGTATTAAATTGGAATGAATACACAGAAGAATTAAAATTGTCTTCTAGTGATACTTTTGAAGTTAATTCAGTAATTAAAGGAGAAACCTCAAAAGCTAGAGGAACAATTGTTGAGATTGATGAATTTGATGCTGTTTATACTGTAGACTCTTCTTCTATTGTCAGAAAAGGATGGAAAACTGAAAGTGGATTTTTAAATAATCAATTCCAAGTTACTCCAGATAACAATTATTATCAAAATTTCTCATATTCAATAAAATCTAAAGTTGATTATGAAACTTGGAATGAGTCAATAGGAAATCTCAATCATACTGTAGGATTTAAGAAATTTGGTGATTTGGTAATAGAGTCTGTAGACTCAACTTTTACCGGAATATCAACTTCACAGGACTATGGAGATTTTTCTGGATTAGCTGATCTAGTTTCAGAAATTGATTTAAATTGCGTAAATGATTTTGATCTTGCAAGAGAAAGAACATTGAATATCGATTTTGAATATTTCTCAAAAGAAATTATCTTCAATTCAGTATCATTACAAGATGAATTCCAGTCAATAGGAAATAGAGTACTTTCAATAGATGATATTAGTGAGCAATTTTCAAATTTTCCATCAGAACAAAATTATTCTAATATAGACTCCTTTAGATTATCTGATTTTAGATCTAAAAAATATATAACTTACGTAAGGGATAAGAGATTTACTGGAGTTAGACAGATTTATCTAGTTTCTTTGATGCATGATAATCTAGAAGGATATTTAAATCAATATGGAAGGTCGGAAACTAGCGTTGATTTAGGTTCTTTTGACTTCTCTATCTTTGGGACAGAAGGAACATTAGAATTTTATCCGTTAAGTTATTTCTACAGTAACTATGATATTAGCGTAATATCATATGGAATAAAAGATACTTCAACAGGAATTGGAAGCACTTCTTTTGGTAGTTTAATTGATGTAAGATCTTCAACAACTACTGTTCCTGCTGGAACAAGTACTCAAACAAACATTGTTGGTATTGGTTCTACTTATTTGGCATCTAAGATTTTAATTCAGTTTTCTTCATCAAACGGAACATATTATCAGTTTGATGAACTAACTTTATTGAATGATGGAACCGATGTTAGTATTTTAGAGTATGGTCGTTTATCCAATGCAAGTAGAGTTGGATATGTTGGTGAAGGAATAGGAACTTATTCTGCTTACATTTCTGGTTCAAACTTAAATCTAGATTTTACTCCAAATGTTGGATTGGGAACTACTTATGTCATTAACACTCTAAGAGTGTCTATTGCAAGCACAAACACTGGCATCACTACTTCTGCACTTTCATTTAACACATCAGAAATAAGATCTGGTTATGTTTCTATTTCATCGTCACCATCCCCAACACAAATTGGAATAACAACATATTCTACAGAATACGGTTCTGCATACTATATTGCTGTTGTAAAAGACACTACAAATAACGAGTATCAAGTCTCTGAGTTAGTAGTAGTTGATGATGAAACTGATGCATACTTATCAGAATTTGGTATATTAGAAACATCTTCTGGATTAGGAACTTTTGGTGTTGGTGTAAGTACTATATCTGGAACAACATTAACATTTACTCCAAATCCAGATATTTCTACTGAAATCAAAGTGTATCAAAACTCAATGAGAGTTGTCAGCACCGGAAATACTTTTGATTCATATGGATTTACAAATGCAAGTATAGATTCCTCTTATGGTGGATTTGAAGGAATTTATAACTCAATTAAGAGATCTTTTGATCTAAAGCACAAACAAACTCCAATTTTCCAAAGAGTTTTTGATGCATCAGATACTACAGTAGTAAATGTTACTAAAAATTCAGTAAGAATTCCGAAGCATTTTTATGTTACGGGTGAAGAAATTGTTTACAGTAAAGGAAACGGCAGTCCAATTGGAATTGCAACAACAACTATTGCTGGTATTGGATCTACAGATTTATTACCACCATCAGTATTTGTAATTAAAGTAAATGATTTGGATATAAGATTGTCCGCAAGTGCGGAAAATGCATTAAAAGCAATTCCAGAACCACTCACAATTACTTCAGTTGGAGTTGGAACAACACACTCATTTACATCCAAAAAACAAAATACAAAATGTTTGATAACGATTGATAATTTTATTCAATCTCCTATTGTTTCAACATCAACTACTACAACTTTGGCAAATTCTGTTGCTTTCAACGTGGTTGATCTAACATTATCGGGTATAAGTTCTATTTTTGGTGGAGATTTATTAAAAATTAATAATGAGATAGTTAAAGTGAATACAGTTGGTTATGGTTCAACTAATGCATTGTTAGTTGATAGAGGTTGGATGGGTACAAATCCAGAAAACCACTCAATCGGGTCAACCGTAACAAAAATTGTTGGAAACTATAACATTATTGATAACACTATTCATTTTGTAGAGGCTCCTTATGGAAATTCTCCAATAGGAACTATAACAAATAGACCAGATGATAGAGATTATACTGGCATCACTACTAGATCTACTTTTGATGGTAGAGTATTCTTAAGGTCTGGATTAGAGGATGATATTAATGAATCATACAGTAAGAATTACATTTTTGATAGTTTGTCTGAACAATTTACAGGAATAAACACTGAGTTTGTTCTCAAATCTTCTGGATCTGATGTTACTGGCATCTCTACTGGAGGAATAGTTTTACTGATAAACAACATATTCCAAGAGCCACAAAGACTTGGATCAATAAACATTATTGGCAACTATAAGTTAAGGGAAAATGCAGGAATAACTACATTAGGATTCACTGGAAGCATATCATCAACTGCATATGATATTAATACTGCGAGTATTCCGAGAGGTGGAGTTATTGTTTCAGTAGCATCAACTCAAGGATTTGGTTATCAACCTTTGATTTCTGCAGGAGGAACTTCAGTAGTTTCAATTGCGGGAACAATATCTAAGATTAGTGTTGGTTATTCTGGATCAGGATATAGATCTGCGGATAGATATGAAATAATCACAGAAACTTCTTTCGCGGTTAGTTCTGGAAGCACTATTATTCCAATAAACAATCAGAATGGAGTTCTTAATAAATTACAATACTCAACTTCAAATACAATAGGAATAGGATCAATATTCCAGAATGTTTCAATTGTAGGTGTTGGGACAACTTATGTATTAATAGGTTCAGGAAATACTTCAAGTCAATCTATTGATTCTGGAACTTCAGTATTGATAAATTTAAATTCTCCAACAACAGGATTAGTCGATGTTGGTGTAAAAACTGCTAGCAACGGAATAGTAAATTATCAGTTTATTGGATTTGCTACGGTTTCTGCGGGACATATTTCAACCAGTATAAACATCACAAATCCCGGATCTGGATATACATCTTCAAATTCACCTGTTGTCGTATTTGATTCTCCAGATAGTTATGATAATATTCCTTTGATTTATTCTTCAGGATCTTCTGGTATTGGCACTCAAGCAACTGTCAATGTTGTTGTTGGACAAGGTTCAAGTATTATTGATTTTGAAGTAGAAAATCAAGGTTATGCCTATAAAGTGACAGAAACTTTAACTATTCCAACTGGTGGTCTAACTGGAATTCCTACAGACCCTTCTAAACCATTTAGAAATTTTGAGTTGGTAATCGATCAAGTGTTCTCAGATCTCTTCTCTGGATGGTCTGTTGGTGATTTCCAGGTTATCGATAAAATTGAGAATCTATTTAATGGTGTCAGAAGAAACTTCCCAATTAAAATTGATGGGGTAGAAACTTCAATTAGAGCAAGAGTGGGTTCAAATATTGATGTACAATCAGTACTATTAATATTCATTAATGATATTCTACAAACTCCGGGTTCTAGTTACACATTTAATGGTGGAAGTACTTTTACATTCTCAGAACCTCCAAAGGAAGGAGATACTTGTAAAATATTATTCTATAAAGGAACAGGATCAGTTGATGTCGTATTTATTGATATTTTAGAAACTGTTAAACCTGGAGATATTGTTAGATTGAATAGTGATGTACTATCTCAAAAAGAAGATGAGAGATTTGTAACAGAAATTATATCTTCTGATCTAATTCAAACTAATCCATATAATGGATATGGATTATCTTTAGATGAAACTTTATCTAGACCATTAATTTGGTGTAGACAAACTGAAGATAAGATTATTAGTGGACAAGAAATTGGAAAAGATAGAGAAATATACGAACCTCTAATCCAACCAACGACTAATATTATTCAAAATGTAGGAACTGCATCCACTGAAATTTTTGTAGAAAGTACAAAGATCTTTTTTGATGACAATAGAGAAAATGTAACCATTCCATTCAAAACAAAGATTATCGTAACATCTCAAGACATAGTAGTTGGTGCATCTGCTACCGCTGTAGTATCTACTGCAGGAACTATTTCTTCATTAAGTCTCTCTAATAATGGTTTAGGATTTACGACAAACCCAACTGTAGTTATTTCAAGACCTGTTGGAGTAGGAACAACGTCTACTGCTGTTGCATCTATAACTTCAGGAATAGTAACTTCTCTTACAATATCAAATCCAGGATCTGGATATACTTCTTCGAAACCACCTCAAGTTTTAATTGAGTATCCTTCTCTTAAATCAGAAAGAATTGAAGATGTTTCCTATGAAGGTGATTTTGGAATAGTTGTTGGAGTATCTACAACTTCTGTCGGTGTCGCATCAACTGGAATTGTATTTGATTTGTTTGTTCCAATAGATTCCTATTTAAGGAATACCAACATTACAGTTGGAGTTGCATCAACTGGAATTAGTGGAATAAAAACTGATTATTATTTTACAATATTCAATTCAAATATTGGTTTTGGAGTAACTTCTCTAGATTCTACAAATTCTGTTGTTGGAGTTGGAACATCATGTCTCGATAATGTATACAAAGTTGCTTCTGTCTCTGTAGCGCAAACAAGTGTTCCTGGAGTTGGATTGACTAATGTTTCTAGAGTTACTGTCAAGGTTTTAAGTTATAATGGTTTAACTGGAACAGGATACAGTAACTTCTATGGTCAATTTAGTTGGGGCAAGATAAACACTCCTACAAGAAAGAAACCTTTAAGTTTCAATTCTTACAATACTAATGGAGTTTCTGGATTGTCTACAAGTGCAGTTATTCAAAGAATAAATCCATTGAGATATATTGGTTATTCTACTAGTGTTCAATAATAACTATAAATAGATAAAAAACAACATATGTCTGCGATTATAACTGATCAACTTAGAATATTAAACGCTAAAAACTTTGTTGCCGCGGCAACTTCGAGTTCTAATAGTTATTATGCATTTGTTGGATTACCAAATGCATCAAATTATGATGCAAATTGGGATTCACTACCTCCTGCACCAAAAGATAATTTTGATCAGGAAAATGATTATTGGGACAC